CAAGCGGGTGTTAAGGTCACTGGTAAGAGCGGAAACACAAAACGCAAAAAAAGCTTCAGGGCAAGGCATCGCTGTAGCAGTGCTAAAGCAGGTTCCGCCCAAGCAGCCGCTTGCTCAGATTGGAAATGATTATCAACGACTTATGAACGAATTCAACGAACTATATAACATTCTTCTAGAAAAATACACAAAGAAAAGGTAAAATGAACTAATGAATATAATCGACGATACTGTATATTATACTCAACGAGAACTTCTCGAAAATTTAAGAGATTGGTTCGCTCCTCAAGTTGATAAGAAAGGTCGCAAATTCAGAGGCTGGATCAATTGTAAAACAGGCGGACCTTGTGGACGAAATGATACCTCAAAAGGTAGTTATCCAGCTTGCAGAGCTACTAAAGCTGAATGCAATAAAATTAAAGGTAAAATGTATAAAAAGAAAAGCTCTAAACGAGTTTCTTGGAAAAAACCTAAAAAGAAATCCGAGTAGTTCCCATGTATTAAATATTATACATGGCTATCAAGATAAAATCACTGGAAGCACCTCCAGTATCCAAAAAAGCGCTTGAAAATGGATTCTTATACAAAGATCTATCATTAGATCTATCCCCTTCATACAGCTACAACAGCCAATTAAACAGAAATGAAGTATTAAAAGATGTTCAAGCGCTTTTTGATGTGGAATCAGTTAAAAACAGCGTTGTGAATGCTTTATTAACATCCCCCGGTGAAAAAATATTAAATCCGACTTATGGAGTTGATTTGAGGCAATATTTGTTTGAGCCAATCGATGATTTCACGACAGAGTTGATTAAAGATGACATTGAAATAAAACTTCCCGCCATGGAGCCTCGAATTGTTTTGAAAAATGTGAATGTTGTGGCAGATGAGGATAATAATCAGTATAACATCGAACTCCAGATCGATGTTCCGTCTCTTGATGTGTATGGATTGAGTATAAAATCCGAACTTGCATCCACTGGTTACGTTGTTGCTTGATTAAATATTTCTCAATGAGTAATAAAGATACATTGGAGTACAATCTTCCACAAACAGCGTATATCAATTTTGATGCTGTTTCTTTAAAGAATTTCATAATACAAAGATTAAACGAAAACTCAACATTCACCGATCAGAATTATGAAGGAAGTAATATGTCGTTTCTTATTGAAATTTTAGCTTATTACACACATGTTTTGATGTTTTATTTGAATCAAAACAGCTCGGAATCTTTATTTGATCAATCTTCGATTTATGAAAACATGAATCGTATAGTTAAGCTCATTGGATATAAACCAACAGGTCAACAAACATCCATAGTTCCAATAAATTGCGTAGCATCAGCTGATTTAGCAGTTGGAAGCTATATGATTAGAAAATATAGTTATGTATTAGTTGATGGCATCCAATACACCGTATTAAACGATACAATTTTCGAAAAAACTACAAATTCTGAAGAAATTATACAATCCATCAATGATAATTTGATATTGTATCAGGGAACTGTTGAAGAATATCCATCTTACATCGCTGAAGGCATTGGATTCGAAACTTTACCAGTAGTGGTTGATAATTTAGTAGATGCGTCTACATCTAAATTCATATCCGACGGTACATTAAGTGTTTATGTGAAAGAAATCAATAATAATACTTGGTATGAGTATAGAGAAATTGATTCGTTATACCTATCAAAACCGACTGATAGGTTTTATGAAGTTCGTTTGAATGAAAACGGACATTACGAAATCAAATTTGGAAATGATACATTCGGAAAACAATTATCAAACGGAGATGAAGTTAAAGTGATGTATATTCTCAGCGATGGGAATAGAGGAATTATAAGTAAAAACGCTATCAATGGAAATAAGCTTTTCACATATGTTTCGAATACCTTCAATCAAATATATGAAGATACAACCGCTTCAAATTCTCAGATTATAACAACCACTCTGAGCCCATTTCTAACATTTACAAATCCTTTAAACTCAACCACTATAAGCGAAGCTGAAAGTGTAGAGTCTATAAAAAATAACGCTCCTTATTTAATAGCTGCTCAATATAGATTGGTCACTGAAGAAGATTACGAAAAATTTATTCTAAAAAGCCTACCAAACATTCTAAACTCTGTTAAGGTGGTCGATAACGACAGATTCTTGGGTGAATATATAGACTATTATTACAGAATATGCGTAGATCCTAATAAAGTCAATAGAGTTTTAATTAACCAAGTGAATTTTGCAGATTCTTGCGATTTTAACAATATTAATATTTTCTGCGTGCCTAAATTTGATGTTCTTAGAGATGCAAGCTATCCAAATTATCTGAGCGAATCATTTAAAAATCTTATAATAGATTTAACAAAAGGTAAAAAGATGATATCAAGCGAAATAGTCGCAAGAGATCCTATTTATACAGCATTCGATGTTGGATTCAGCACATCATCAACAGCATTTTCAATTGTTTCCAATTCTAGAATAGTTGTTGTTCGAGATAAAAATAATAAAATCAACAAATCAACACTTAAAACTAAAGTTAATGAATTAATATTGGATTTTTTTAAACCGTCAAATAACACACTCGGACAAACTCTCAATTTAGCGGATTTAACTGCTAAAATTTTGGGAATTGATGGTGTTTCCTCAATTAGAACGGAGAATACAAGAGAAAATACATTTTTTAATGGATTATCATTCTTATCATGGAATCCTGTGTACGCTGACAGCGATAATGATCTCGTAAATCAGACAATCACATTACCATTTTATAAATTTCCGTATTTTTATTCTCCCCAATCTCTTATAAATAAAATAGAAGTAATCGATGCCTGATTTAAAAACAACATACACTACATTCAATGTCTTGGATTACAAGAATGAGCAAGTATTGAGTTCTTATAGTTTGGAACAGACCCCATTCAAGTTCATTCCTGATTTGGATCTGTTTGCAAATAAGGATGTCGTGTGGTCATTTGGAGATGGTACAATATCAAAATCGATAACTGCTACAAAATATTACACATTTCCGGGTGTGTATACTGTTAATTTGTTGATATATGATTGTCAAAATAATGCTTTGATATCTTCATACTCTCAAAATGTAGAGATCAAAGATTATATTCCATATACATTAAAGTTTACAAACTTATCTTCGAATAAAGGTTATCTGGAATTAAAAGAATCTGTTATACACGGTCCTTGGATTTTAAACGCTACTTACCCATGGCACCAACCAATCACAGATATAGTTTATGATGTATCTGGATCATCAAGTCTTAATTATTTTAGCGTCAACTCCAATAAATTTGCACATTTACAGAAGACATATTCTGTATTCGACAGCACATACAACTACGCTATCGCAAACACCCAATATTACGAAGTTCCAAAAATAACAATATCAAACTCTGTTAAATTATATGCTAAAATATCTGGAAATTCTATAGTTCCATGTTCCGAAACCGATGATGGTTCATTTTTTGTAGGGACATCAGCTGAAAAAGCGATATATTACAAAGATGATTCGATTGGAAATACATCTATTTTATTCAAATTTAACAGTGATTTCAATAATATCGATGGAAAAACTGTAAATTATGTAAATAACTTGGGTGTTATGTTGAGTGCCAACATCATTCAAAATAATGATGCTTCGAGACTTACAATAACTTCAAACGGTTTAGACGGTGAAAAAACGCCAATCAATTCATTTGATATATACCACACTAAATTCACATCAAGTGAAATTCCATTCGTCGTTAAAATTAAAGATAGTCAATTTCATTCTCTGAAAAATTTCAACCCGATTGAATTGAGTGATTTAACAGTATCCGTATTATCGGCTGAATATCTAACCACTGAATCTGGTGATATTTTGTTGACTGAATCTAATATTCCAATCATAGGAGGCGCAACGCCGATACATTCAAGTTACTTCACAATATCATCATTGAATGATACCATAGATAATATTGATCACAACGGCTCTTTCCGAGGTTATGTAAAATTTAATTCATTGAGTACAACACTCACCGATGTATTTTTATCGTGTGGCGCGGTGTTGCAAAACAATTACTTATCTTCATTCAACTTAGCAACCGAATCTGCCATATTCAATGTGTTGCCTAGAAATTTATATGATATATATAAAGTAAATGAAAATTTCAACGCTGCTGAAACACTGAACAATCTCGCATTTCAAGAAAAAATAAAAGACAATCCGGTACTTTTTAATGATTTCTTAGCTGCTATTTTTGGATCTGATGAATATGATCATAATTCGATAGGTGTTAAGACATACGAAAAAATAGCGAACTTTATTCAGAATAATGTAGATATCGATACTAAAAACATACGAGCGTTGATTTCCGACATCAATTTATTGGATAACGAAGAATTAGTGTTTAATAGAACACCGATAAAATATCCCGAAGATGTTGAACGAGTTGCAAACCTAGCTTCTATAAGTTTAAACAAACTCGTAGGCACAACTAATAAATTCAAGCAAAATTTCAACAGCAGAGGAGACACTCAAAAGCATAAATATGGTAGAAATATAGGAAATCAAATCGATACATTAACATATGTTATAACAGCAGGAACACCTATAGTAGCTCTCGAAAAGTTCAGCAACACATACACGCTATTAAACACATATCAACCGCTGTGCGCTGGTTCTGGATCTCAATTTAAATTATCCGCATATGATGCTTCTTGGGGTTGGCCACTGATTCTTCCAACACAATTCACTCCTATAGATTTTGAAAAATTTTATATCTTTTTTGAATACATTGATATAGATGATGGAACTATAATCGATAATGTCATAGATTTCACAAATCCAAACACTACAATATCCTCAGATTCACCAACATCTGAATATTTCTTCGGAAATTCTGGTGTATTCAACACTATGTTCTTGGATTCTCTCTATCAATCGTTATCAATATGAAGTAAGTAACGTTCGATAATTAAATATTATCAATGTCATCAATCCTGCAATACGGTTATCCTGAAATACCGAAGAGTATAACAAATCCAAGCGTATTGGAAGTGAATGCTTTGGATGTCGGTTCTCCAATGTCATTTTTACTTTTCATCAAAACTATAACAGTAAGTTTTGAACCTGAAATATTACAATCATATTATAATGAATATATAAAACGCTGGAATGCTAAAAAGAAAAACAGCGAATCCGTAAATTCCAACATGATAATTGAGAAATATCGCGATTTCATACGCGATATAAATATCAAATACACAACTCTTGAAGAGAAAGATTTCTTACAAAAACTGGACTTTAATGATCGTCATGATTTAGATACTATTTTAGGTTTTTATAGTAAAAAGCTGTTAGAAATATCACAATATTACAATTCAAAAAGGAACGATGTAAAGTATGAGATAACTAGGAAAAAATTGAAAGGCAGTAATCTAGGATTAGAGAAAACTGTTATAGAAAAAACATTGGAGTTTTTGGAAAATCAGGAATATGGATTGATTGAATATGACATAGATGAAATCAAATCCAAAATAAAAGTGGATATTCAAGAATTGTATAATTCATATGGATTATACTTTGATCAACCACCTGATACTAAAGTTTACGATTACAAAGATTTAGATTTCGGACAAAACATATTCTTGCGAGATGATGAAGACCTAATCGCTAATGTTTTTAATGGAGTATCTGATGAAATCAAAACTTTAAAAGAGGCCGATCAGTTATTTGAAAATAAGAGAAACTTGACTAGAAAAAGTGTAAGTAGTGATTTTTATTATATATCAACTGGCTCTACATCAACTGATTTTGTTTCTGGTAAATTATTCGAATCTACTAATTCATCTAAAAACATATTGAATAGAAATAATCCAACCACAGCATCCACTGTGAAGGGGAGTCTATTAACAAAGGAAAATGTAGGTTTCTTCAAACCGAGCAAAACCGGTATTGTTTTTATTGATGGGAAAAATGAATCATTTTCCATCAATATAAATGCATTGAAACCAAATTCATTATATTATTTTCCAGACCCCAATATATTCGGAAGCAATGGTGAAATATTAACATTTTTTGTCGATGGTGAATATCTAAAAAGAAACGCTTCTTCATCAGAAGCCGTTAATCAGCCAATATCAGACAAAAATGATACCAAATATTATGGATATGCTACGCTGAAAACGGATGAGTTTGATCAAAGTTTCGAATCAATCTTTGATTCGGGACACATAGCAGATCAAAAAAGCGATGTATTCGGAAATAGATTCGGATTATTCAAACTTGACGATTCGTTTAAATCCACAATTCAAGTAAAAACTCCGAACTATATAAAAAGTTTGCTTTTGAATGGTTATCAATTCTTTGATGATTTATATGGTGAAGGATATAATTTCAATTACGCCATATCTGACGATACATCATATAGAGAAACATTTAGATCGGGTATATCTTCAAATACTAATTCATTTTCATCAACATCTGGAGCTTGGAACTTATTTTTCAGGAATTTCATACCTTATCAAGAGTTAATCAACCCAACTGAAAGTTCAATAGCACCTTCGTTTAAAATACGAGACGGAGCAATCTTCATGAAGAATGATGTTGAGTTTTTGAGTGATCCTATCAGTTCAGATCTTAATGCATTTCCGGGATCGAGCGTGTATTATTATAATACGCTGTTTGATGCGGGTATATACACCGCTTCTCCCCCGCAAAGAGCGCTCAGAGACCCATCATACCCAGCAATTAGTGCGAATTTCTTACAATCAGTCCGAGCATTATCCGGTAATAATGTTTTGAATGTGGATGGTGGTAAATTCACTACAGAATTTGTGTATGATTACACTTTCGATGAAGTTGAATATGCATACATTAACGATTCATCAAACATCACATCGTTTGTGACAGATACTATAGGAAATAGCAACTATAATGATAGAATAGATTTAAATGGTCAAATTTTTGTAAAGAACATAAATTACAATACAACTCGCCCGATATTAACAGAGTTTTCATACTTGAGTTCGAAGTATAACAGCAGCGTAGTCAGTCAATTATCAAGCATTTCAAAATTTGAAATAGCATATAATACACTGTCTATTGAAACTGAGAATTATCTGATATTTGAAAAAATAAAATACGAAAATTCGAGATTTATAAATCCAAAAACAGCAGCTTATGTTATTGAACACAATACCAATGATGTAAATAAGCTGTCAAACAGATTTAAAATCGGAACAGATGTGTATTATTGTGTATTGAACAGTACAACCCCCTTCATATCATCAAATAATTATATATTATATCCAGAAATTTACAAATATGATACCTTAACTGATGTAAATTTGAAAATTTTCCCAATAAATGATGCTGACTATGCATCAAATCAAGATTTTTTCAATGTATCTGGAAACAATGTAAGATTTGATAAGATTGAATCTCCAGTATTGGTGTACACTGATACAAATAAAATATTCAACATTTCATTCTTGGTAAAAGATCAAAATGAAATGGTAGCACTACATGAATATGATTTCATTATGAATCCAGATGTAACATTCTTGAAACATCATGTGTATATGGGAACTTTTGATAGTTATTCAAACATCATGTCGCCATCATATAGTTCACTGTTGGATGTATACTTACAATCAACACCATCGGCAACTGTAATAAATGAAGAATTTATCCTATGAATACTAAATCTCTGTATTTTTCGACATCAGCAACATCAGTATCTTCCACTTTACCAGAAATTAAATTAAATGACTTGACTTCGGTAACGATAACATTAAGCGGAATATCTGAAATTCAAGCTCCGTTATTTTTAACTATTAATTGGGGAGATGGTGAAATTGTAAGATATCAAAGTTCATTCACAAAGGATTATAGAGTTGATAGTATAATTCCAGAAATATTATACAATAAATTCAGTTCATTATTATCAAATGATCAAGTCCATGTATATTATCCATCAATTTCAGCCAGATACAAAAAATTATCAGCTGAAATTAATATCGAATATGTAAATGGTGATATATGTTCAATTATACAGCCCATAAAAATAATCACATCTGATTATTTTGAAAGCATAGGTGATATGAAACACATTTACACGAATATATTGCAATTGTCTGGAAATAATAAACAATTCTTGTTTTCGGTTGATAAAGGCGGCTTCTTAATTGAATCTGAATCTTAAATATTTTAAATGGAAACTGTCATTAAATCATTATCATCACTGACTTCTAAATTGTGGAAGTCAAATATGGATAACACATCATACAAACAGGTCAAAAGAACTTATCAAGATGGTTTTTCTTTCAATTTTCCATTTGCATTGTCGGGATTCAACGATTTTAAAACGAAGGAATACTCAAATCTGTATCTGACTACAAACATGCTAGCGTCTTGGTTTATGGAACTGAACGATTCCACTATATCAGCTCCGAAACTGATGACTTACTTGCAAAGCGGATCGGTTTATCTATCTAGACCAAATGCATCGAGTACAACATTTGACAGTTTCACTGTTAAATTCGATGATGAGTTAAGTGAAAATACATATTTCGATATTGAATTTCATGTTCCGAACTTATGCACAGTCTCATTCGTAGATTCTGGTAAAAAATACTTGTTAGCAAATGATGCAGGCTCTTTAAAATTTATATGGGATGTTCACCTACCAACTGAAGTAGACTCATCCAATCCTCAGTATTTCAAATGCGTTTATAATAACAAAAAAGAACTTTATCTATTTAAAGAGATAAATGGAAATAATAACTTAGTCAAAAAGACAGAAAACACGCTAACTTTCGTCGGGCTTAGTTCAGATAACAAGACTATAATACTGAATAACTACTTCAAAGTATCTAGAAGCAATGAATATGTATTAAATAGGACACCGAACAGTTCGTTCATCACATATTTGAACAATTCAAATGAAATAGATTATTCAAAAAGTGTATTTGACCTCAATAACAACTTTTTGATACATTCACCGTATTCATCTGAGTATAAAGATGTTATTGTGCTCAAAAATCAACTTGCTGTAAATGAAACCTTCACAAACGGTCAGAATTTATTGTCATCTGGTTATGATATCGCAGTTGATAATTTTAGAAATTACACAAGCATAACATCCCCAATAGATTCAGAAAATTCTTCGGAAATAAATTTAAATTATGTATTTTACAACAAACCGTATGTTATAAGACAAGGTATAACAGAATTTCAAGCTCCGTCTAGTATGTATCCATTTTCAAATTTGAATATTAACGATACTCGATTCATTGACGCTGGAGCATATGCATTTGATGCGCCTATATACGCTGATAAAATATTCGAATTAAACGCTAATGTTTATTCAAATGATGGCAAAACATACTTATGCACTTGGTTATCTGGATCAAACACTGATAAAGTATGGGTGGATAGGTATTATTATCCAGATTTAATATCGAAACGAGCAGCTCTAACTCAAAAAGGAGTATTTGATATAACTTATGAGCAAACTATTGAAAAACTAATAGCCACCAACAGTTTATTAAGTTCGACAATTGCTAAAACTCCAATTTTCGATAAGAAAAGCGATCTAAGTTTCAAACCTAATCAAAAATACAAATATTATAGATTTGAAAATGATACAATATTCGACACTATATCAGCAACTAATACAATAGCATGCGGTGTAAATATCGTGCCATATAATTACCAATCATTGATCAATGATTCTGGTAAAATGACGATATCTTTTTATTTTAAAGGAGATGATCCCGAATGGACAATACAAAGCCTGAGAAATAATATCGATGCGGGTATCAAAATCATAAAAACATTAGATCAAGTATACTTCGAATATAAACTGTTCGACAATTCCAATAATCAAACTTTGGTTTTCTCAACAAGCACATCGTATAAAAAATATAAGGATAATTTTATATGTTTCAGTTATGATGCGCTGACCGGGACCGGGTTTTTCTTCCTAAACAATGAAAAAATCCTAGATATAAAAACAGTTATTGGGCAATTTTCAAATAAAACATTATTATATGGTAAATTGTACTATAATGATCAGGATATATTTACAGTGAACTCCATCACTTCAGATATTTTCATATCTGATAATAAAATAAATGAAAATTTGGCATTTATACTGCCATTTATTCAAAATAGACAAAAAGTTGATGATATCACTATAACACTGCCTTGTGGTATGCGAAACTCAATCGATGATATAACATATCTGCAAATGATCTGCAATAATAACACAAATAAGAGCAATTTTATAAATGTTTCGATTGATAATATAGGAATAAGCAATCCCGAAACCTTAAAAGATCTGGAAAATACTATGAGGGATAAGCTCAAACGCCACATCCCAGCAACCTCCACCATAAATAAAATAAAATTCACAAACTATATATGATTTCTTATTTCAAATACGATAATGGAAATGCATTCACCATCGATGGTATACCATATTCTGGATATTTCCATGTTTTGAATGGATCGGCGTTTTCTGGAAAAAAACCTCTGGGAAATTCGCGTCAATTGTCTGCCAATGGTAATTTTTTAAGTGAATTATTCTTAAAAAAGGCGGTTTTTGATGGTGTTACTCCAGTTATCGATTTAGCTATACCAAACGCTTTGGATATTTTAAATGATAACACATTAAGTGAATTATTGACAAGAGTTGACGATAACAATTTAAAAATTTACCAAAACAGCATATTTATAAATCCAAATAATCTACCTTATGATTATAAAAACACATATTTTTATACATTAACTTCAACTGAATCCGATATCAGAACTCCTGATGATTTAATGTATGGTAAAAATGTTTATACACACAGTGATCCGTTTAGTTATTCAGAAGAATGGGCGTTTTTAGATAACGTCACCACTGGTTCTTTCATAGTTGATAAAAACGACAATTTTATATATTATTGCGTCGCTGATAATATCACATATGCTTTGAGTGGAACTTTTAACGATCCTTCTAAAAAATTAACAGTTATATCGCAAACTGTTAATACCGATAATTTAAAAATAGAACAAGATTACGATACTAATGAATTGTTTTTTTATAAGGAAGACACATTATCGATATATGATCTATCAAAATATGAAGATTGTAATAATCTTTTCTTAAAAGATCAAATATCGTTATCTGCAACTTCTGATACCATATCATATTATGTGATGGGGTATAATAAACGCAGTGAATATGTGAATAATACCATTTACATAAAAAACAAATACTCAAATGAAATATTATTAACACTGCCTTTATCTGAACTCAATTTAGATCAATTAATTGGGATAGATATAAGAAAAGAGGATGATAATGTTATCATAGTTGGAATAAAAGACAACAAGACATATTTCATCTTTTTCGATAGTGATGATTATGCTGCTACTTTCAGATATGAAGAGTTATTATATTCTGATAACACAACAGGAGTCAAATTCTCAGATGAAGATTCGGATTTCTTTTACTTAGAGAAATCTAAAACGGCGATTGAAGAATCTTCAGAAGAAAGACCCGACACTGAGATCCGATCATTGACAAATATCAACAACAGACTGGCTAAAACGAGATCGTCCAACTTCTTTTACATAACTGATTACTTATTCAACACAACTGAAGAAAAAATCAATACCATACAAATCAAGTTTAATTCAAATCGGATGAAATCAAACAGTTATAATAACTTAACATACACAACTCTGCAAAGAAATGGGTATTTGTACTTTATTATGCATAACATAGGTCGCCTGTATGTTTCAAAAACGCAAAATCCGCTTTATCAAACATTTGTGCCTCTAAATTTAACCAAAAAATTCAATAAATTTAACTGCAATTACAGCAGTTTAGGTCTAGCATTCAACTCAGCGATACTGAATTTAATAAGAGACACCTTAAATATCGCAACTGCCGTGGAAAAAGTAAAATTATCTATGGGAGATCTAGCAAACCCATTGGATTCTCTGATACCGACTCCAGAATTACAATTTCAACTGGAAAATTTATTTTTAAATGGAAACGAAACAGTTAATGTCGTGTCATTGCAACGAATTTTCACTATTATAAACGACCTTCAGAAGAAATTAGTCCATTTATCTTGAAAAGCATATTTTAAGCATAAATACAACTAATGAAATCATTCACTGATCAGTTTATATCTGATTTATATGGATCTATTTTACATGTTGAAACCCAATCATTGACTGGGCTCGAAGTTGTGTACGATGGTCTTGGAAATGCTTCTTCTTTATCGGTAGGATTATCAGGAGAAGGCGCTCGAATAACAGGATCTTTAACAAGCGGAAACGTAATATATCCAAATCATCCATCTTTAATAAATTTCATCGATTATATATATCCAATCGGATCTTGTTTTTTATCTTTGACCAATTCAAATCCCTCAAATAGATTTATAGGAACATCTTGGCAACAAGTTGGACAAGCCCGAGTCATCACAGGAGTTGGAACTGGTACGGACAGCAACGGTGTTTCAAGAACTGTTACAGCGGGAGACAACGCGGGTGGTCTTTACCAACAAACACTTTCATCATCCAACATTCCCGACCACTTCCACTATATAGCGAACACTGTTTCGGATCATAGTACTGATAAAGACTTACTGACACCGACCAATTACATGGCTCTCGGTGGGCGAGCAGCTGTAAGTAATTTTGCATATGAACTCGAAGGAAATTCTATAGTTCCTACAGTCGGAAAAACCTCTGGAGTGGTGGGAGCAAATCAAACATCACCCGTAACAACAACAAATCCAACATACGGATTATATATTTGGATTAGAATCTCATAATTATGGCAAATATTTCAATTATAAAACTTAAAGTTAGACGAGGAACTGATTCTCAGCGTCAAAAAATTATATTAGATCAGGGAGAATTAGGATTTACAACAGATACACAACGATTGTTTGTCGGAAATGGTGTATTGTCTGGTGGAATTGTTGTTGGTAATATCACTCATCCGTTCTTGCCAGCATCCGATACTAGAAATTCACTCAGCAACGCTGTTAAAGGAGATATAGTCAACGAAAATGGATGGTTGTATCAACTATCAGGATCCGATTATAGTAAATTATCATCTTGGGGATTTATAGGCTCAAAAAGCGACAATTCATCTATTGGATACAACGCAAATAGAGAACTTGAAATTAAAAATAATGGCATAAATGCGACTAAGTTCGCGTCAAATGCCGCTTATTCTCTCGGAGGATTGGTAGCAACCCAATCAAACGGATTATCTGCAAATGTTGATCGGGAAACTTTAACTATAACATCGACAAATCAACTTTCAGTTTTTAAAATAACAGAAAACCAAATACAAACATCATCTCTTGGAGATGGTTTAACTGGTGGCAATGGCCAAAAACTAAAATTAAATGTTGGAACCGGTTTTGGATTCAACAGCGGAGTATTAACATTGACAGGATCATCTACAAATTCGGTGGGTGTTAGTGCTATCAGTCCAGACGCAATCGGACCCGGCATATCTTTAAGTGCTGGTAAGATAATAGCAGACATTAGAACAATCAGTTTATCAACATTCACACTAACTGATGGAAAACTAGAATTGACATCTAGAACTGCGGCATCTCCTAAATTCGCAAATGTGATTTATAATGACAGAGGCATTATAACCAATTATTCATCCACAATAACACAAACCTTCACGGGATCGGAAACAACAGCTTCGCCTCTGTCAGTTTTCAATGGATCATTAGATCAACAAACATACAGCAATCAAACTATATTTTCAGCAATGTCCGCGACATCCGTGATATTATTATCATCAGCGGGATTCGCTGTTATAGAAAGTACATCACACGGTAACTTTGCCATCCCAGTTTTTAAATTCTAAATATTTATAATTATGCCAAACTCAATTGAAATTTTTGAAAACACACTGCTAAAACTTATAGTTAGGCAAGGAGATGACTCTGATAGAAAGCTAATTTTACTAGATTCCGGTGAATTGGGATACTCTACAAATACAGACCGTTTATTTATAGGAGACGGCACGACTATGGGAGGATCGATTGTTGGAAATAAATATTTAACAGACGGTGATCCAATTATTCTCGGAACGAATGCGCAAGCTGGAGACTTGGTATTCAACCCAGCCAACAAAACACTGTATAAATTCAACGGAGGTGATTACACAAATCCGAGTAATTGGTTAACAATTGGTGTTATATACACCATCGGAGAATCTTTAAAACTTGAAAGTTCCAATAATACGATTTCTTTAAGCAGCAGTATAACAGTTGATAATATATCACAAAAAACATCTACATACCTAAATCTACCAGAGAAAACAGCATTAAACGCAGTTAATTATAACTGGCCATCAGGTGGATTGCAAAATAATTTCTTTTTAGGAACTGATGCATTTGGTAATTTAAGTTGGAAAACTCCCCTTCCATTAAACACCTATTATGTTAGTAATTCCGCAAGTAGAATACCGGTTGGCATGATAACACCTTTCATATCTGGTGCAGATATACCATACGGTTGGCTACTTTGCAACGGTCAGAGTTTGGCTGGTGCGACATACCCAGCGTTATCAGCAGCTATCGGAACAAGATATGGCGGAAGTGGAGGAAATTTCAACCTGCCCGATCTCACAAACAAAACATTATATGGTGTTGTAAGTAACCCAGCGACATCTACTACATACAGGCTTGCAAGTGGCAGTAACATAAGTTTGAGTGCTGTAGGCACTAATTTTATTATCAAAGCAATACCCGACAATATTGTAACCTCTACCATAACAGTACAATCACCGCTATCAGCTACCGTTAACGGCGTTAATATAACCAACACAAGCGTCACTACATTAAGCGGCAATATAGTGCTAGGTCTCGCTCCAATCATATCAGCGACAACCGTCCAAACACCATTTAACATAGATCCATACGGTAGAGTCAGTGCTGTTCCTGTAACTTATGCAGGGAGTATAGATGCGGGTGTTGTGAATCCTCTAAGTTATATTAAATTTCTACAAACGCCTGTGAAAATAGTAGACACAGCGGGGAACGCCAGCGCTAGGAACAATATAAATATCTATCCAAATATCAATGGAATTCCATTAAATGCGAAAACTATAATAATAGATTCGTATATGTCTGTCGGAAATACAAGTGAAACCGCTATAATTTGCGGTGCCTGTGATGTTTCCAACCTCGCGGCGATAAATTCCCCTAATGTTGGTGATAAAGAATATTTGATATCAAAAACATTAACCGGTTTTTTTGGAAAATCATCTTCTGCGAATCAATGTATGATTCCCCTCAGTTCGAATGGTATTACTTCACAAGTAGGGATTCGATATTCTTTTGGGAATTTGAATGAAAACGCAGTTGTTAGAGTTATTGGATACACACTATGATAAATTATGAGTTTCCCACCCGATGTTAGATTACCAAGTAATGCAAAATATGTATCGTTCATAGACGATAAAAAACAATTCAACCCAAATTATGATATTATTTGGAGTTTTCAATATGCTATAACTGGCACCGAAGCTGGATTCTGCACATTTTTAACTTCAAAAACTCCCGATTTAACGGCAATTCCGGGACATTACCTCGGATACAGTGGAAATATGCAAACAGGAGGATTGTGTATAGCTTTTGATACAACTGGATTGTTTGCATTATCCTCAAGCAGCAGAAAAGGAGTTGGGCTGGGCAGTATAAAAAGAAATAGTATTATAATTAGGGACAATAATGACAATATCACATTCTACGATACCCTGTCAAATTTAACATCGGCATTTTCTATAACATCGCCGTCTAAATCATACAAAACTCTGAGATTTAAATACACAAACACGAATAAAATCGGAATAGATTTTAAATTAGACGAAAATAGTCCATATACAGAACTTATATCTGTAGATATAGAATCTAATCCAGATTTATTGACCTATTTGGTTCCGGGGTTTTCGTTTTGTTCGCCCATTTCATCATTGATTAATCCGGGAAGTCTTTATTTGAAAAACTTTCACACGCAAGGGAGTGATTCGATTGAGACTATTGAAATTTCACCATTTACTAGAATTTAATTATGGCTGATGAAAGCAGCACGAGCAGTACATCAAGCAGTACATCAAGCAGTACATCAAGCAGTACATCAAGCAGTACATCAAGCAGTACATCAAGCAGTACATCAAGCAGTAC